GATCTCAGATCTGTAGCACAGTGCAAATTTCTGTCTGCTCTGCTGACGAAGTTTCATTCCGGCAACCGGAGAAGCGATACCATCACAAGCTTCAAACTCCGGCGGATATGTGTAAGCTTCGATTGTTCCGTTAACCTTCTCCGCAGAACGCAACGTGCCATATTTAATGTTATCAGCCCACAGGTCGTTGGCATCTGCGCCTTCCGGGCTATCGCTGATTGAGGTCACACCGTTCCATGCAACACCTTTTCCATAAGCAAGCTGCTCTGCGTCGTATACAAACAGAACTGCTTTGGAAACACCATTCTCATAAAAACGCTGGCCATCAGCGTCCCATACTAATTTAGACATATGATTTCCTCCAATTAGAAATAAATCGTAAACACATCGTGATGCAAATTATCGTTGACAAACTTATCGGCATGTTTACAGGATGGAAGTTTCGCGATCTTATCCGGTAAGTCGCTGTCTGGATCCCTGTAAATCACAGTCAACGTGTATTCCTTTTGTGCCAAATACGGTTTGTTGTCAGCGTGATCGATATCAATCTTACTGCGTTCGTATTTGACACAAGGGAACTCCATAATCGTCGGGGCTTGAAAATATACATTGACACCTTCTCCAACGGTATCTTCAAGCAATCTCTGCAGTTCAATCCTTTGTCGTGCCATTGTATACCCCTCCTAAATATATGACGATCCTCGGACGATTAATCTCGACAGTCATGATCTTCCATTTCGTTCCGAGGTATTCAACATATCTCATAATTCCGACATTCATCATGGCAAAAGTATCAGCGACAATACTTAACTTGTTGCTAATGTTCAGTTTCTCGTTAACCCGGGTTGAGTCCTGCCATTTAACTACGTCGTTGATGATATCGCCGCGATAAGTGCGTTCTATCTTTTCCTCGAGCCATATACCGGAGCCTTCGTAGGTCTCGCGATCCCGGACGAATCCGATCTTTCCACTAAACTTTGCCATTTTGAATTACCTCGTATAATTTTAGGAATCTACTCATCCGTTTGTTGGCGGAAGCAGTTCCAAGGTAGACAGATCGTACACCTTTGTAATTGATGCTCCATCTAAAGATGTAACAACCTTAATCTTCTGATGATCATTCTTAATTCTGCATACAATATTCATATCAGAATCAAGTTCAACCGGACCATGGTCGCCTCCAATAATCTCTACAGTAGTAGTTGCCCCTTCCGTTGCTTCAAACTTTAAAGCAAGATAGTGGCCTTCCTGTTCAGCAGGATTTCCACTAAATCCGGTGTATTCGGCCACATACTTAAGATTGCCACTGATGCTATTATTACCAACTAAAATGTCTTCTTGAAGATCCTCGACATTCTTCCCGAACAGCTCTGTCTCACCGTCTTCGGGTTCAACTGTGAGACTTACTGAAAAACCGCTTCCAGTGCGATTGCACTGTAAGGTTTAGTCAGTGCACCAGAGCACCGGGTTTCAATCAAGTATTCATACTTGTTGAAATTGATATCGAAATCTTCGAAGGTCGCAATAGCTCCGCCCTTGTCAGCACCGATATTGTAATCATTCAGGTTGACAATAAGACCGATCAGATTTCTCGTAGTTCCAGAAACAGTTCTGGTAAGATTCTCCATGACCGGAACGGTGATGATGTCTTTCACACGCATAGCAGTTGCCAGAGTGGTGATAGATTCATAGATTCTCCGACCATTAAGATCCTCAATCAGGAGCATATCGGTAAGAATGTCTTCAGTAGTAAAGAATGTCGGATTGCCAGAACCCTTGTAGTCCTTACGTGCTTTCAGAGCAGCCTTGATGTATGCTTTGCCCTTCTCGGTATCTGTTGCTGTAGAAGCCAGAGTTACAACCTTGTTAATTGTAAACAACGGGTCATCAGTCCAGATCGGACGAATGTTGTCTTCTTTGATCTTGGAGGTATCAAGAGCAGTTCTGCCGTCACCAACGAGAACCGCACGAGCGATTTCCTCATTGAGCATCATTCTCATTTCTGCCTTGATCCATGCAACCACATCGAAGCTTGTGATGTCGATGATGTCATCTCGATCCATCTTCTGAAGTTTGTAAATGGTCTGCGGAGTGGTCTCTCTCTTAAGCAGCGAGAAGACTTCTTCGATCTTCTTATTACCTTTTACATATCCCCGAGCCCTTGCTTCGTCAGCGGTAATATCTGCGAACATGCTGCGGATGCGAGAGAACGGAGTATGATGAGTTCCGTTCATAACCTTGCTAACCCAGCTATCTTCTCTCTTGATAAACTCCGGAGGAACGTTCAGGTTTCTTGCTTCCGGGAACAGATAGTCATCGATAACTTCATCTTCCGGAACAGTGATTCCATGCTGCAGGAAAGCATTCTCTACAGATTTCTTCAAGGATCCGTTCTCTTTAGCATCTTTAAAAATATCCAGGATGTCAGAATGACTTAGAACTGCGCCCTGCTCTTCTGCACCTTCAAATAAATTGTGTTTCATTTCGTCTTCTCCTTCTTCGGAATGTTTTGCTTCTTTGTTTTCGCCCTTTTCTTCAAGAGCCTGGCCAATGAGTGCATACATAACTTTCTTCTGCTTCTCATTCATTGTGTCGATGACATCCTTAACGGTTTCTTCATCGTCATCTTTGTCGTCATCGTCGTCTTTCTTTTCTTCCGGTTTTCCACCATCTGCGTGATACAGCTCAATGGTTTCGCCGGTCATGATGATAGCTTCCTCTTCTTCACCATCCATGTGCTCGATGATGTTCTCAATGCGAGCTCCAGGATTAGCTCCAGAATGCACAAGGCTGACCTCACGAATCATGCCATGAAGCACGTTCTTATCGACTTCGCGAAGATGGTTCGCATAAATCGAAAGGCGATCAATATCGCCATGTTCAACAGCTTCTCTTGCGTCCTCTGCGGATCTGGAATTATTGAAAGAGCAATACGCATACACGCCCTCATCCAGGTTTTGCAGCATTGCGTGCCCGATAACACTAGACGGCGATGTATGGTCATGATTCCAAATTAGCGGAACCTTTCTGCCGTCATTGTCTTTAAAGGCATCTTTACGAATAATCCTTCCGTCAGAACAACGAAGATCATTTTTCGTGGCCCAGCCACTGAAATCATAGTTTTTACTCATTTTGAATCTCCTTCGTTGATTTATCTTTTACGTCGGCAAATGGACTTCGTTCTGGTGTGATCTGTGAGTCTGACGGCTTAGATAGATTCTTGTTCCTTAGTTCATCCGCTTCTGGATTGTCTGATGGCTTCAGTCCAATAATCTGTCTGAACTCGTTAGACGTCATAAGCTCGTTCCTTGTGAACTTGTCCGCAAGTTCTGCCATTTGAGATACCGGCACAAGACGGAACGGATCTCTGAAGAACTTGATTGACTGACGTTGAGATCTGGCTGTTTTACTTAAAAATTTCCTTTTGATTTCTTCGACGATTGCCGAAACGATAGGCTCGATAGTTCGATCAAAGTAATTGGTCATAACAGCTTCTTCTGCCGAACCGTCCATGATCGACTGAGTGATACCAAGTTGAGAATAGGCAAGATTTGTAAGATATTCGACCTGCGACATAAGATTGTTCTCTGCGGGCCTGTTAAGCTGAGTGATATGCTCTGTGCCATCGGTATAAGCGATACCATACTTGGAGCCTCTCAGCTGATCTTCAATCTCTTTTCTTCTCTGATTAGCCTGTTCTTTTCGAGTCTGTGATTTAATAACATATGGGAGCTGGATGATAAGATCGAGCTTTCCAGAACTGGTCTGTTCATCTACAACGTCCAAAAGATTGAGTTTTCTAATTAAACGCTGAACTGTAGAGTTCGGTTCGTTCATCACTGCGTAGAACGGATTCTCTATGATCGCCACGTCTGATTTTGAAACTGTTACATCTTCTCTTTGACCGGTCCTGTCGTTATAGACATTAATTTGGACATGCTGTGGATACCATTGAACGATCTTCGCTGTTCTCATTGTGAGGATTTCATATGATGACGTATTCTCCGGATCCACATCTGTGTCAACAGGCACAATAGCGACCGCCCCATCGTCAAACATCGAAAGAACCACATCCTGAATGAAGGCTCTAGCAGTCTGGTCGATGTTCGCTTCGAGAGTAAGGCAGTTATTCAGATTGCTGTCGATTGTCTCAATGTATCTTCCGTTCTCGTCAAGCTTTACATGCTGTATTGAAAT